CCGAACTCGCCGCCCTCGTCGAGACCGCCCGCGCCCCCAACACCCGCCGCGCCTACCAGTCCGGCTGGCGCGACTTCGCCGCCTACTGCGAGCAGGCTGTGCAAGCCAATGGCTTGCCTGTCCGCCCACTTCCCGCTCAGCCCGCCGACGTGGCCGGCTACCTCCACAACCTGGCCGAAAGCGGCGTCAAGCCCTCCTCGATGACGGTGCGACTCGCCGCCATCGCCTATGCCCACAAGCTCGCCGGCCAGCCCGACCCCACCCGGCACGAGGCCGTGCGCGCCGTGCTCGCCGCGCTGCGCCGCACCGTCGGCGTCGCCCCGGTGAAAAAATCTCCCCTGACCCGTGACCGGCTCGAGCGCCTCATCGCCGCCTGCCCCGACTCCCTCGCCGGTCTGCGCGACCGCGCTTTGCTGTTAGTGGGCTTCGCCGGCGCCTTCCGCCGCAGTGAGCTGGCCTCGATCACCGTCGCCGATCTTCGCGCCGAGCCTGGGCGAGTCGTGCTCACTCTCCGCCGCTCCAAGACCGATCAGGAAGCCGCCGGCGCCACGCTCGTGCTGCCCGCTCTGGAAGACGCCACGCTCTGCCCAGTGCGTGCGATGGTCGCCTGGCTCAACGCCGCCCACATCCAGTCCGGCCCTCTGTTCAGAAAAGTAGATCGTTGGGGGAAGGTTGGGAAGAAGTGCCTGAGCGACCACGCCATTGCCCGCCTGGTGCAGCAGGCCTGCGCCCGTGCCGGCCTCGCGGCCGCCGACTTCGGCGGCCACTCGCTGCGCAGCGGCTTCGTCACCCAGGGCGCTCTCGATCACCTGCCAGAGTACGACATCCAGCAGGTCTCGCGCCACAAGAGCACGACCACGCTGCGCGGCTACATTCAATCCGCCGGCGCGTTGCAGGAGCGCGCCGCGCGTATGGTGTTGGGGGAAGGCGAACGCTAAACGTAGTAACCCCCGTTCGCGCCCAGCACACCCGGAACCGGAGTGCCAGCCACCGAGCCGGGGAACTTGTTCGCATTGCCATCGCCGTATATCGCCCCGAGAATTTGCGCCGTGTAGCGCGTGCCGGTAATCGTTCCGCCGGTGAAGGTTGACCCATCCGCGCGTATCGTGCCGCGACTCGACACCGCGAAAATGGTAAATGCCAACGTGCCTGACAGTGTGCACGTATTGTTTAGGAAGTAGATTATCCCATTCGAGTCGGCATAGTAGTGATAGTTGGCCGCTCCGCTGATAGTGTAGGCATCGGAGAGGTAAATCAATCCGCCGCCGAGCACGTAAAGGTGGATATTTTGACAAACACCAAAGTCAACCCCTTTCAAGGATAGCCGCGAGCCGTACTCGCTCACAACTCCGACTCCCCCGCTCACGTTGGCCTGAATGCGAACATACTGCAAGCCGACCCAATGTGAAACAGAGCGCACCGAAAACACTGCGCTGTCCGCCGTTGTGGTTTGCAATACCACATTGCTCGGCGTGGTTTGGTTGCCGCGAATTATGAGCGGTGGCGTGTTGCCGATCGATGCGGCGACGACTGGCCGCACCATAGTGAGTCCGGTGTACGTGCCATCGGCTATTTGAATCGTTACCTGATAGCTGCCAAAGTCCAGTTTATCCGAGACAACATCCAGCGCGCGCTGCGGAGTCAGAAACGCGCCGCTCGCCGTGTTGCTCAATCCATTATTCGAGTCGTTGCCGTCGGTGCGCACGTAATAGGTGCGCGCCGCCGTCAATTTCTCGCGCGGCCCCGCCGGCCGCGTCCTCAGGTCGCGCAACTCCGCCTGCGCGCCCTCCAACTGCCGCTGCAACCGCTGCATGTCCTCCCAGGTGGCGGTCTCGATCACAGATACGCCTCCGCCAGGCTCGTCACCAACTCTTTCCCCTGCTCGGTGACGTTGCACGTCACCGAGCGCGCCATGATCGTGAATTGCTGATCATCATAGCTGGCCGTCAGCCGGTCTCCAAAACCCCAGTCCTTACCATAGATTGATCCCGGCACGCTTTGCAGCGTCCCGCTAAAACGAGTCTGCGGCCTGCCCTCGATCACCTTGCCCTGCGCCTTGGCCAGCGCGCCCGCGCTGCTCTCCGTCGCCGCCTCAACCGTGTCTTCGCGCCGCGCAAACAGGCTGGCCGTCATGCGCGCCGTGTCCTGCGCCGACTGCACGTCGCGCGCCGTGCCCTCCCCGGCGCCCAGGCCGTACACGTTGGTCGCCTCGTTCATCGCGTCGTACTCCAGCTTGGGTCGCAGCAGGTTGCCGTTCTCCAGCCCGAACACCAGGCCCCCCACCCCGCTCCGATCCTGCCCGCGCTGCCCGGTGTACGTGCGCAGCTCGAAGCTGACGTCGCCCGTCGGCACAATATCAAAGTAAAGTTCCGTCCCCAACTGCCGCGCCGTGTTGCAGATCTCCCGCCACACGTCCAGCAAATTTCGGTAGCTCATGCCCTTGGTGATCGACGGCCCGAGCGACACGTCGGAGCTGATGGTGAAGTAGCTCGAGGAGAGAGCGCGATCCGTGCCCGCGCTCGCGCCCAGGTTCTCCAGCGCGATGGCCTTGAGTATGTCGTCGGCCTGGTCAGTCTTGAGCGCCTGGCTGGTCGTCGCTCGGTAAGCGATCACCCGCCCGCTGATCAGATAGTTGAGCGCCGCCCCGCCGATCACCCGCGTGATCGCGCCCTCGTCGTCGGCGGAGTACATCCACCGCCGCAGGAAGCCCTGAAACTCCTGATACATCGCCCCGCCCTCGGGCTTGCGCCAGAACTTGATGCGGCGATCCTTGGCGATCAGGGATTTGTCGAATGACCCGGGCAGCACGATCTGCCACCCGCCGATGTTGTTCACCGTGCTCGTGCACCAGAACGAGATCGGGTTGTCCACAATCATCAGCCGCTGCCCATTGTCCTGGCACAGCTCGATCTGCCACTGCGTTCCATTCTGAAGCGGCTTCGAAAGGTCTAACATTCACGCCACCCCATCCACGCTCAAATGCGTCGGCTGCTGGTGCAGCAGCAGCTCCGCGCCTGTCAGCGTGCCGGTCGCGAACGCCGCCAGCACGTTCGCGTCGGGCAGCAGCTCGAAATTGGCGAAATCTGATCCTGACAGCGGCTGGTCCCTAATCACCCCGCGCCAGTTGCTGGTCACCTGCCGCCGCCCGGGCCGCAGGTCAATGGTGATCGTCTCGCCGGCGTTGACCGTCAGATTGAAGTACAGCCGGTCGCCGCTGCTCTGGTTCTCCAGCCAATGCAGCGTTAAGTTTCCGCTCGTCGGCCCAATCAGGTACAGCACTGGATAGACCTCGGTCGTCGAGATCGGCGCGAGTGTGGTCCGCGCCGCGGCCAGGGCAGTAATGTTGGTTTGATACCCGATATAGAGGTCTTGGCCCTGTGCAATGCTAGTGACGATCGTATCCAAAGGCAAAACGATGTCGTCGGGCAAACTAATATCCATTCGGCTCCATGCCGAACCGTTCCAGTAAACCAATTTCTCATTGGTAATGGGCGCATTGGCATCCTCAAAGATTCCACCCATGACAAATGCTTCACCTGCGATAAATTCACCCGAATAAACAAGCCCGGTCGCCCCTAATCCAGATCCTAACGGCGTGACAGTACCATTGGGCGCAACCCAAGCCACACTCGCCGCAGTGACACCCCCCAAAGTCGAGAATGAACCGGCGGCCAGTATCCGGCCTGTTTCAGCCAATCTCACGAGTGCTACCCCTCGGCCAACATTGGCATCGCTTGTTGCCAGCGCCGTCCAGGTCGAGCCATTCCAAACCCATAAATTGCCGGCCACCCCCACCAGAGTGGACTGTGACCCAACATAGACATTCCCTTGAGCGTCCACCGCTATTCCATAGGAGCCTTGAGGGTAATTGTTGGCTGAGAAGGGTGATGTTCCCATTGCCACCCAACTCGTGCCATTATAAGAGGTGATGTAATCCTGTGCGGCATCCCCATTCCAGTTGGTGAAATTTCCAGCCGCATACAAAACGCCAGTGCTGCTCATCCCCAAACTCCGAAACACTGCCCCTGCACCGAGGGCAAAGACCGTCCATGTATTTGCACCGGAATTCCAGCGCGCAATCCCATGAGTCGTTGTGCCGCCCGCTGCCGTGAAATCCCCTCCGACCCACACATCACCATTGGGGGCGATGGCAATTGACCGCACATCCCCGCCAGATACGCCAACCGTGCCGCTGCCCAGCGCCACGAAAGTTGTGCCATTCCAATAGCAAATCCGGTTGACTGTTACACCATTGGCCGTCGTAAATTGGCCTCCATAGAAAACGCGATTACGCGCCTTGTCCACCGCCACGACAAAGACGGGATTGTTGAATCCGCTCCCAAATCCCTGCCACAGCCCATTCACCCGCCGCAACCCATACGCCGCCGTGCTGATGCTCTGCTGCATCGTCAACGCCGTCACCTGGTTATCGTCCTCGCGCCAGAACGGGTCTTCGGCGATCAGCCGCGCCGTCGGCTCCTCCACAAACCCCTTCGGCGGCCCGAACTTCAGCCCGTCCGCATAGCGGAACGGCGCATATACCGGCTTTCCCACGTTCGCCCCCGTGTAGCGCAGCAGCACCGGCTGCCGCCCGCGCTTGGCGTTCCCCTTCACAATATCAATGAAGTCCTGGCGCTTCTGTTGCAGGTTCTGATACGTCGTTCCCTGCAACGTCGTCTTCAGGTTCAGCATCCGCAACCCGATCTTCTCCGACTGAAACAGCGCCCCCGGCTGGAGCGCCTGCTCGAAGAAGTTGAGCGCAATGTCCGGCATTCCAATGCCATCGCTGTCCGGGGACACGTAGATGCCGAAGTCGTCGACCAGGTCGTGCTCGCGCCCGCCCCAGCGCTCCTGCGCGTCGCGCGTGCTCGTCGAGCCGTTGCGCAGCCCGTTCCACCGGTACAGCGGCCCGCGGTCGCCGTCCATGTAGGTCGTGTAATAGCTCTGCTGCTCCACCTGCACCGCGTCCACGTAGAAATTCTCGTTGACCGTGTTGCGGATGATCAGCGCCGTCGAGCCGTTCGCCTGGCTGGCCGCGATCTGCACCCCGTAGCGGATCCAGCGCGCATTCGAGTCGGCCAGCGCGCCGGAGATGATGGCCGCCGCGTTGTAATTCGTGCCGCCATTGAGCGACACCTCCAGCGTGCCGGTGATCGCCGTTGTATCCTTGCGCACGTAGAAGGTCACATAGTGGATGGCGTTGGCCAGCGCCTGCATGGTCAGGTTGATGCCCCGGTTCACCGCCCCCGTCGTCACCAGATAGCAATACAGCCCCCAGCGCGCGTGCTTGGTCACCCGCGTCACCGTCGCCGAGTTGTGGTTGGCAAAGTTGCCCGCGTCCTCGGCGCTCGGGTTGAGCACCAGGTTGATGCCGGCTTCACCGATGATCGCGGCCCAGAAACTCATATCAGAACGCTCCCGCCGCGGCCGACGCCCGATAGAACTCGCTCGGCACATTGGGCGCCGTCGGCGTATTGATATTCATCGTGTAATAGTTGTACTGGTGGCGCGCCGCCGCCACGCTCTGCCCGGCCGCGTACGCCGTTGCCCGCGCCGGCAAACTCGCGTTGGCCAGGATCGCGTTCGACCAGCCCTGCATGCTCGGCACACCCACCTCCTCGAAGAAGCGCGAACTCGGCGAACTGATGCCCAGGAAGCCCTTGGCCGCCGCCAGCGCCGCGGCCGCCGCGTTCTGCGCCGCGCTCACAATGAAATGCGTCGCCGCCGTGATCCCGGTGGCGATGCCCTGAATGATCCCCATCCCCACCGCCCCCCAATCCACGTTCTTGAACCAGTCAATCGCGTTGGTCGCCAACAGTTGGACGTTCTTCCACAGCTCGTCCCAGTTCTTGCGCATCTCCTGCCCGAGCTGGTACCAGTCCCCGTTCACCGCCAGCGTCAGCAGCTTAATCGTCTTCTCGATGTTGCCCCGGAAGAAGTCGGCGATGCCCATCACGGCATTGAACACCGTCGTCGTCACCGCCTGGATCGTCGGCCAGTTGGCCTGCACCCATTGCACCGCCACGGTGAGAGTCGGGATCAGGATCGTGGTGATGAAGCCGGCCACCATCTGGATGCCCGTTCCGATCACCCGCATCCCAGTCTCGAACACCTGCTGCGCGTTTGGGATCTGGATGCCCGTCTGCCCGGCGATGTCCTGAATAGCCGGAAGCAGCACTGTATTCACGAAGCCGCTCACCGACTCCATCACCTGCCGCGCGGCCCCAAAGGCCGTCTCGGTCGTCGCCTGGATAATCGGCCAGTTCTGCTGAATGAACCCAGTCAGAGCCTGTGCCGCGTTGATCCCCGTCTGTACCGCCCAGCCGAGGAACTCGCCAACCTTCCCCAGCCCGGTCTGTACCTCCGGTGAGCCGAGGTACGTCAGCAGCCCACCCAGGTGGCCCTTCACCACATCGAAGATTGGTTCCCCGAGCGTCCGGATGGTGTTGCCTTTCCAGTCCTCGAGGTTCGACAGCATTCCCTCGAAGGTCCCGGACTGGGCCTTCATCATCCCGCCGAACTTGTCCTCCATCGCCCCCAGCACCTTCGCCATCGCCTCGGGCAACGGCGATAGCAGTTCGCCGCTCTTGCTGAACTCCAGCCCCATGCCCGTGAGCTGCTCGCGAGTGACGATCCCCATCTCCTGGAAGCGGCTGATCGCCTCCCCCGTCGCCCCGCTGCTGAACTTGCCCAGCAGCAGCGCCATGTCCTGGAATGACGCACCGGTGCCGGCGGCCACGTCGCCGGCGATGGTGCGGATCTGAGCGGCGTTGAATCCGAATCGCTTGGCCGCCTCGTCGCTCGTCAGCCCGAAGCCGGTGAGGATCTTGTCCGCCTGCACAACCTGGGGAAGTTCAAACGGGGTGGACGCCGAGAACGTCGTCAGCTCGCTCAGGCGCGTCTTGGCCGCCTCGGCGCTGCCCAGCAGCACCCCGAACTGAGTGTTGTATCGCTCGAACTCGGCGTTGCCGGCAATCGCCCCCTCGGCCAGCCCGAAGATCGCATCCTTCGCCAGGCTCAGCCCGCCCACCAACGCCCCGCCCAGCGCCGTTCCGATGCCGACGTTGAGCACCTGGCCGAAATCAAAGAGATTCTGCTTCGCCCCGCCCACTACCGGGGAAAGCTCATCCTTGCCTTTGAGTACGAAGACCAGTTCAGCCATTGGGGACTTAAACAAAAAAGGCAAGCACCGACCCGCAAGGTCTATGCTTGCCTCGTGAGGCGTTCCTATTGACGCCCCTCTCCCGCTGGGAGAGGGGCCGGGGGCTACTGGTTATTCGTCATCCACCAGTAGTGGTGAAGCTCGCTGCGCCAACTCCGCGCGCCGCGCCCGGAGCCGCGCCCAGCGCGGCAGCCACCACTCCGGCCCGTGTCCGGGGACAACCTCCCACGGCTGCGCGCCGTAGGCCTCGCACATATCGCTGATCGCCGCCCACAGCGGTAGCGGCCCGCCATACTCCAGCACTGCTAAGAGCCGCTCATCGCTTTTGGGAGCGCCTGGCGCTCTTTGATCTCCGCCATGATCTGCGCGTTGATCGCCGGCAGATCCTCCCACGGGATGGTGCGTACATCCTCCGGCGCCACGCCGCAATGGACGATCAGCCAATTGGCCGTGGCCTTCGGCGATTTGCCGGCCTCCTCCAGATCCATCAGGTCGCCGAGTGTCAGATGCTCGGTCTTGATTGAAACTTGCAACGCCATGTGAGTGTCCTTGGGCAGTTGGCCGTCTGCCGACTGCTCGCCGCCTACTGTACCCTGATTACGGCAGCGGCGATACTTCATGCACGCAGATGATCGTGCCGGCGTTGCCCGCCGTGGTGTTGTAGCGGCTGCGAAACTGGGCCTTCACGATGTCGTTGCCTTCTTTGTCCTCCAGAGGGCCGACCGTCTTCCACTTGATCGGCAGGTTAAGGATCAATCGCTTGGCGCTGTAGGTCGTCCCGGCCGAGGCCAGGTTATTGCCCTGGAAGTTCACCTGCAGGAGTCGCGCCGTCTGGGCGCGCCAGTCGGCCTTCGCGCCGGTGTTGCCCTGCGCCGCTACGTCGTGCTCGAAGGTCACCTCACCGGTGATCACGTGGTTGACGTACATCGGGAAGCTGTAATACAGGTTCCCGTCCATCGTGAATTTGGGGATGATCTTGATGTCACCGGTGATCTTGATCCCCAGGATCTGGTTGGCGATCGGGGTCGTGCCGTACGCGCCGCCGATGGCATCCAGGTACAGGCGGCCTCGCCCGACCAAAATGTCTTCAATGATCGGGATCGTCGCCGCCGCGAAGCCGCCGGCCAGCCGCTGCACCTGCCGGCCCATGAGCGAGGCCGAAAGCTTGAGCGTCTCGCCCGCCATTCCGCTCAACTCCCACTTGAGACACACCACGTACTCCATCTGTTCCACTTCCGAGTCGTCGCCGCCCTCGAAGGTGTACGGCTGGAGAGTCGGCGCCGTCGTGGTGGGGATGGTGGTGGTGTAAATGCGGCCGCTACCGGCGCCGTCGTTTGTCCCCGTTGTCGGGCCGCCCAGAGACATGGCCATGAAATACTGGAATTGCTCGAAGCTGATCGGCTGCGAGGGCACGTCCAGCATCCCCAGCAGTTTTATGATCGCGGTGCGGTCCGCGCCGTCGCCGAGGATGCCAATCTGCTCGAGGATCTCTTCGACCTCGCGCTGATCCTTGAGCACCGCATCCTTCACGCGCAGCCGGGTGGTGGCCGCCACCGCCGTCCCGCCCGTGGTCTCGCGCCCAATCTGTACGCGCCGCAGTGATTTTCTTCCGAGTGCCATGCTGGCCTCCTATGCTTCGACGTACAGCGCGCTGGCCAGCAACCGCGCCACGTCGCGCACCAATAACTCGTCCAGATCACGCTGCGTCAGGTCGCGCGCCGGAACATCCGGCAGCGCCTCCCCCCGCCCCACATAGCGGAGCACAATCGGCTCAGCCGGTTTCGATGACTCTTCACCGGGAAATGTCTGATCGCTCATCGCTCTGCCTTCCGCTTTCTGCCTACTGCCTTCTTCCTTCTGCTTTACCCCATCGCCATCACCGGCTTCTCGGTCACCGGCAGCAGCGCCTTGATGACCCAGTAGACGCCGTCACCCCAGGGGATTGGCTGCACGCGATAGGTGAAGAACGGCTGCGAGTCGTTTCCCTGGTCGCCGTGCCCCAGGAACATCACCGCCCCGCCCAGCGTGATGTCGGCCAGCAGCGCCCCGGCCAACAGTGCCGGCCACGGCTCCGCGCGCGCGTGCAGCTCGTTCAGCGGCATCTGGCGTGGCCCCAGAAACAAGAACAGCGCCACCTGATAATCGTGCCGCCCCAGCCCCAACGCCTCGATGCGCCAGGCGTGATCCACTTGTGGAGCGAGCGCCAGCACGATGCTGGGGAAATTCCCCACGCTCACCGCCTCACGCGGCTTGTCGTATACGAACAGCGCCCCGCCGGGCGGGTTGGGCGGCGTGATCGTCTCCAGCCGCGCCTTGAGTCGGGTGAAGGTGAGTTGGACGGTCATTGGTCACCACGGCCTGCGGTACTCGCCCAGCCCGCGCAGTACATCGGGCGGCCACGCGCTCGGGATCACCACCACGCCGACCTCCGGGTAGGCCGTCTTCTCCATCGGCGCGTCGCGCTTCTTGTATGCCCACCACACCAGCCGCCGCACCAACATCTCGAAATCGGCTGGCACATCAGCCAAAGTCGCCCAACCGCCGGTATAGCTCAGCCGTGCCTGCACCCGGCTCCCGCGATAGGCGCTCAGGTCGCTGCCCAGCGCGCGGATCACCGTTCCGTGGCCCCGGTTGTCAATCTCCGCGTTGGCTGCTGTCAGGTCGATCCAGGTCAGACTCTTGCCCGTCTTCCAGCTCAGCGCGGTCAGCGCCGTCGCCTCCGGTACCGCGAGGAAGACTGTCAGCAAGCCATCGATGTCAATCTGCGCCCGGTTCACCTGGTTGGTGTACGTCGCGCCGCTGAACGTCACGCGCAGCTCGCTCTCCACCACCCGCGAGTAGGCAGAGATCATCTCCGCCAGCAGCGTATCGTCGGACACGCCGTCGAGCGGGCCGTATTGCTTGAGCGCCGGCAGGCTGGTGAAATCCATGTCGGTAGGGGCAGGGCTGCCTACGCTGTCCGGAACCCTGCCTGCAGAGCCGCCGCCACATGCTCGACGACCACATCCACCTCTCCGTCGGTCACCGTGTACTCGATCTCTCCGACGGTGAACGTCCCGGACCACTGCTCCGGGTGTCGCAGGCGAACCGTCTCCGGCGCGCCGCTGTCGGTCGTCTCGGTCTTCGCTTTTGCCATCTCCGACTCTCCTTCGGGCGGCGCGGGCGCGCCGCTGTCTGCGGACAAAATGGCGGGTGGCCATGTCAGACACGCCACCCGCCACTCGCTACTCGCTACTCATTACCCATTCGCGATGTTGGTGATCACGCCCAGCGCAAAGGTCGCATAGCACTTCAGCACCTCTTCGCTGTACACGCCCACCTCATTCGCGCGCGTCACCACCGGCCAGGGGATCTGGTAATAGTCGCGCCGGCACTGCACCTCCGCCGTCTGCGGCACGTTGGCGCTCACGTACTGCGCCGGCAGGTTCTGCGCCCAGGCCAAGAGCGTCCCCGGCGTCGCGTACGGGTGCACCTTCACCGGGATCACCGGCTGGCCCTGCCCGAACGGATTCGGGTAGAGCAGGCTGCCAACGCCCGCGATCAGTTGCGGCGCGTCGCCATTGAGCTGGATGTTGTAGCGCAGCGTGCCGTTGGCCGTGCCGCCGAAGATCTTGGTCAGGATGTTGTTCATCTCCTGGGCGTGCACCCAGATCTCCTCCGGGGCGAGCAGGTAGTTGTCCCAGAAGCTGCGCAGCATCGTGTCGATCTGCGTGATGCCGCCTCGCCCGGAGGCCGTCAGCGGCGTGCCCGTGCCGGCCGTGCCGGTGGCCAGCGCCGCGTAATACGCCAGGCTGCCGCTCTTGAAAGCGTGATACAGCAAGCCGTCGAAGGCCTCGGCGTTTTTGCTGCGGTCGGTCGCTGGGTCGCTGATCGCCGACAGCAACTGCCCGGTGCCCAGCAAGGGCGCCGAGATCGCGTGCGAGTTGATGGTCGTGATCGCCTCCAGCCGTTCCGCCGCGGCCGCGCCCACGAACCAGGCGTAGGCCACTGCGCCCTTGATGGCCGTGGTGGACATGAACAGCGTCTGACCCAGCGTCACCGCCTGCGTCGCCTGCGCGCTGCGGATGGACGAACCGCCATTCAACTGGAATGTCTTGTTGTCCAGCCCCGTTTGCGTCACCGAGCGTTTGATCCCGCCGGCGACGCTGGCCATGCGCCAGCCCTCATAGGTGAGCGCGAACACGTACACGCTGTACGTCAGCGTCGGCAGCGTCGCGCCCGAGCCGGAGGCCGAGAGCGTCGGCGTGGCCGGCGTGCCCAGGTCTACGCTCGCATTCGCGCCCATGAGCGCGTACTCCTCGAGGATCATGGTCTGATGCAGCAACCGCATCGTGGTCGCGCCCATCTCATCCTCAAAGCCCTGCGCCGCCGATTGCGCCTCGAAGGTCACATCGGCCTCAAGGCCCAGCGTCTTGTACGAGGCACTGCGATTGGCGGTCGTGATGGACATGCGCGCGGCCCGCTGGCCCTCCGGCACCCACGGCATCGCCGGCAACCCGGTCGCGCCCGCAATCGCCGACACTTCCTTCCAGTTCGCGGCGTCGCCCGCGCCGACCGCCTTGGTCTTGCGCGGCACCCGATTGCGGATCGGCGTCATCACCGGATACAAGTTTTTGGCCGGGGCCTCGAGGTCATAGGCCACTAGCCCGTTTGCCACCGTTACCGTGCCCGTGGCCTTGCGCAGGTCGTCCATCGTTCCATTGGGGCCGACCTGCCCCACGATCTTGCCGAGCGTCGCAATCGTCTCTTGCGTGATGTCGCGGCCATCGGCGTTCAATAATCGAGTCATGGTGTATCTCCTTTGTGAATGACTGCTTGGCAAACGGATCCGCCGTTTGCTTAAGCGCAGCGCAACGCGCTGCGTCTATTTCAAGGCCGCGAGATCGGCCTCGGCTTGCTCCAGATCGCGCCGGTATTGCTGGCGCACCACATCGTTCGGCTCCGTGCTGGCCTGCCGGCGAAGCTCAGCTACCCGCATCTCGGCCTTCTTCAGCGCCGCCGCGCGTTGATCCACGTTAAGGTTTTGCCCCACCGCCACGATTTTCTCGATCGCGCGCAGCACCGGCCCGCCCGGCGCCGGCTGCTTCTCAATCACTGCCACGCGCCTGTCGAGATTGGCCAGCGTGTCGGCCAGGCCCTTGAACGACGGCTCCAGCGCCTTGACGAGTGTGGTACTCCACGCCGCCATCTCCACGCCATCTTCCTGTCCACCACCGTCATACACCGCCACAATCTTGGCCGCCTGCGCGTCGCCGGCGTTCGCCAGCATCGCCGCCAGCGCCTTGATCACCGTGTGCATGCTCGACTGATTGCTCATGCTGAACATGCGCCCGGCCTTGAGCACCCACTGCCAGCGGTGGCCATCCCACTTCACCACCGCCCCGGCGCGTTTGGCCAGGTCGCCGATCCTGGCCGCCTGCGCCATCTCAGCCGTGGCTTCCGGCATCTCCTCCGGCGCGGCCTCGGCCTCGGCCGGCTTGTCCTTCGACTCGCCCGCCGCCTGCTGCACCAGCCGGATCGCGTTCGTGAATAGCTCAGCATCATCCAACTCGCCGGCTACCTCGGCGTCGTTGCGCAGTTGCTGCAACATCGCCACTACCTTGCTGGCGTCTGCCGCCTTCATAAGTTCGGCCAACTGGGTCGGGTCCATAGGTGCCTCCATCTTGAACACAAGAATTCTTGCGTCCGGGTTGGCCGGACGGTCAACGAGCGAGATCTCGGTCAGTTTCAGCGCCGTGATCACCCGGCACATTACGCCGTTGATCTCACGCACCACGGCCTTGATGACCCTGCCGCCGATGCTGAAGCCCTTGTAGACGCCGGCCTTGACCTTCTGCCAGGCCACGTCGTCCACGACTCTCACTTTGATGTACAGGGGGTGCTCGACGAGCTTGTCGTCGATCTCAATGGCCTTATCCAGCACGCGCGCTTCGAGCGCCACGCCCACCGCGCTCGGCGCGTGCATTTCGCGGATGTTCGCCCAGGCCATGTAATCGGCCAGCGCCGCCTCGATGGCCTGCGGCTCGATCACGTCGCCAGAGTATAACTTCCCATCCAGTTCCCCCGGTTGTGAGTCGAATGTCGGCGACGAGGCGATGCCCTCGACGATGCGCTGATCTGCATCGGCCTTGGTCAGGGGCAGATAGAGAGGGAAGAGTCCGTGCGTCATTGAAAATAAAAAAGCCCCTCACCGACCCGTAAGGTCTGTGAGGGGCTGTAGGGGCAGGCCTTGTGCCTGCCCGCCCATTTACGTTTCCAGTTTCCCGTTGACTGGCGGGTGCGTCCTGCGCACCTCCCACGCCAGATCATCCAGGCTCACGACGATCATACAACGTTTGTCTCCCCCCCGCAATTGGATGGCGGTTAGAGCTAGTTCATAAGCCCAACGCGGCAAAGCCTGCTGTTTCGGCCCACTTTGCGCAATCCGTTGGAACGCGCTGCGTCCTGTGTTCGCAGTGGAGCTGCTCACCGCGCGATCCCGTCCAGCTTTCTGGCGATCTGAACCAGAGCGCGCTCGAAGTTTTCCGCAATCTGCGGCTCCGCGTCGCGCAGGATGTCGTCCGCTGTCCGCCATCGCCCCACGTGCATCCAGGCCTGCTCCTCTTCGTCCATCACATACGGCCCGTATGGCGTCGGGTTGCCGATGCTGGCTTCAAAGTGCGCCTTGTCCGCTTCCCACTCCGGCAGCGCCTCCGCCCACGTGCGGCCCAGCGTCAGCGTCCGCGTGTACGTGCTCCCCGCCGGCTCGGGCGGGTACTCCATCGCCGGACGCCGCACCCCCATTAGGCTGGCCTCGGCGGCGTCGTGCAGCTCGGGCTCGACGATCTGCGGCTGGAATGCCAGCATCTCCAGCGCCGCCTCCAGCCCGTAGATTGCGATCGTAGCTTCCATCGGCGACACTCCTTCGAATAGCGGCCTGCATCACCTGACGCGCCCGCGCCAGGTTGCCGCGCGCCAGCAGCCGCTGCACCCGTGCGTGCTCGTCAGGCGTGTAGCGGATGCCGTCAATCATCACATCGCGCAAGTTCATCAATCTCCGGCCAAGCGCGCAGCGCTTGGCTTAAGCTAACCGGCTTTGCCGGTTAGCCAACCACCGGGCTGATCGCGCACCGGCAGCGCGCGTGCAGCGCCGGTCGGTGTCCGCTATCGTCCAGTGCGAACGTCTGCCCATCCAGCGGCGCGCAGATCGGGCAGACCTTGCTATCGCGCGCTGTGTGAAAGCGATAGCCCTTCACCACCCGGCTGGCGCGCCAGGCCGCGAGGTTGCCCTCGGCGAACAGGTTGGTCACCTCGGTCACCGCCGCCACGTCCGCGCGCGGCCCGCTCCACACATGCCGCACACGCCGGATCAGGTCCGGCAACGTGCCGCCGGTCTTGATCCAGTCTTTGATGATCCCAGCCGCCAATTGCTGGCTGGTGCCCGTGCTCTCCAGCGCGAACCGCGCCGCGCGTTCGCTCGCCAATTTCAGCGCGGCCTCGTTGACTATATCCCACTCGACCCCGATCGCCAATTGCCCCAGACCTTCAACGGCCGCCTGGCGCGTCACTGCGTCGAAGAATGGCAGCACCGCCTGAGTGAGCGCGGCGGCCTCGGCGGCCATGATCGTCGTCAGCGCGCCCTCGAGCGCGCCCGGTTCGGCCTGCTCCAGCGCATCGGTCACCCGCCCGGCCTGCGCTTCGTACGCATCCCCGAAGACTTTTTTGGCCTGGCGCTCGCGCTTCTCGCGCGCCTCCCAGTCAGGCTCCGGGGCTGCGGCTTTTTTTTTCAATTGCTCGACCGCCGACAGCGGAAGAGTCGAAGGCTTTCCGGGCGCTGGCCCGGTCAGTACGTTGCCATACTTCAGCGTGCGCACCTCGTCCGCGCTGATCACCCCCTCCTGCAGGTCAATCTGATATTCCTGCGCCTTGCTCAGCGCGTCATCCGTCTCGCCAAACTCCCATTGCCAGGTCAGCCCGTCAAACTGGCCGCGCACCGGCCGCGTTGGTGCGCCGGGCACAGAGATCGCCGGCGCATTGACCTGGTCTGGACTCTGCCCGAGCCGCCACGAGATCGGGTTGAAAATGCTGGCGGTGAGGAAGCGCGTCAGCGGCTTCAACCCGCGCCGCTCGTTGATCGCCTCCTGCATCTCGCTCGTCGAGCGGTTGGCGTTGTCGGTAAACCCGATTTCGGTCGGCGGCGTCCCGTACGCCGCGCACGCAATCCGCAGCAGCCAATAGTCGAGCTCCGTCTGATAACTGAAGGAGCGGAACTCCTTCACATCCATCCGCCACGGCAGGAAGTGCACGCGCCGATGCGCCTGCACGTTGCCCTGCAGGATCGCGTTGAAGTTCTCCTCGAAGCTCAGCACCTGGTCGGGGTTGAGCATCCCCTCCGGAGGCGAGGCGAAGGCCTCGGGGATATTGCCGTCGGTGAAATAGGCCAGGTCAAACGCCTGCTTGCGCAGCGCCTGGTTGACCCGCAAAATGATCCACTCGCTCGGCGGGAAGCCGTACGGCGTCCAGCTGCGCGTCCAGCGCGGCAGATAGAGCAGCTCCTCGCGCCCAAAGGTCGGAAAATCCTCGTCCGGCTGGTCGGTCCCGGGCCTCCGGTACTCGCTGTAGGGATAACCGTACAAAATCTGTTGATAGGCCAGCGTCCGCCCGCGGTCGTCCAGCAGCGGCTTGATCGTTGCCCCGTCCACCAGCTCGGCCAGGCTCAGCCGCCCGCCCCGGTCCGGGTGCAGGTAGAGAGTCATGGCGTCGATGCTGAACATGTCGTACAGCAGTGACCCCAGCCAGGCATCAAAGTGGTTGAGGCCGTCGGGGAACTGCCACCAGTCCATCAGCGCGTCGCAGTCGCCCTGGCGCGCCGCCTGCTGGCGCTTGTCCACGGACACCACGCTGCGCGTCATCCCCTGCAACTCCTCGATCCGCACCGCGATGGCGATGGCCGCCACGTCGTACAGCCCGGCCAGGTTGCGCAGCTGCTCGAACGGCGTCAGCCCGGGCTGCTCGCGCCGCGGGGTGGTGATCGTGTTCTGGCCCAGCCAGTATTGCCACTGCCTCGGCCCCTGCGTCTGCTCGGGAGAGCCGGGCGCGCTGCGCGGGGTCAGCGGCACGCCCGGCCCGAAGTCGCGGTCCACCAGGATGCCCAGGTTGCCGCGCCGATCGCGCGACGTGGGCGCCGCCGAGGCCGGGGCCGTCGATCGCTGCGCCTCCTGGGTCAAATCTCGCACGCGCGTGCCTGCCGGGATCTTCGGCATCAGATCGCCTCCAGCACCGACCACTGCTCGAGGATCGAGCGCTCCACGCTGCCGTCCAGGAACGTGACAATGAACTGCACCAGGTAACGATTGCCCGCCGTGGCCACCTCTGCGGCGCCGTAAGCCCAATCGAATTGCCCGCCCGTCAGCGGCGACGCCGGCGTATAAGAGCCGTCGCCGTTCATCGTCGCGCCCGTGCTCTCGTTACGAATGCGGCAGGTGATGGTCTGCACATTCGTCAGATCCACCACCCCCGAGCCATCCTCGCGCTCGAAGGTCACCCGCTGGCCGGTGTGCCGGCTGTTCTGGATCGCTCTCGCCAATGGCATTATGGACTCCGAATGATGCTGCCGCTGCTGCCCGGCGCGTTCATGTCTCCGCTCGCGCCCGGCGTCCTGGCCTGGCCCCTCGCCGCCGGCGCGCACATCCGCCCGAGGGCGGCCACGGCGCGGGCAAACCCGTTACGTCCTGCCGCGAAGATCGTGCCCGTCGTCAGCGCGATTTGGATGGCCGCCGGCTCCAACCACGCGCCGACGAAATACAGTGCGGCCAGGTCGGGCTCGTCGTCGGACGGTGCTTCCACCCACGCCGACACCGGAGACTCTTCTACCGGTGGCTCTTCCACTGCCGGCGCGAAGAAGGCCAGCACCAGCGCATCGCCCTCCTCGCCGGCATCGGGCACATCCGCCCACAGGCTGGCCGGCGACTCTGCTTCACTCAGGGCCGCCGCATGCCACTGCGCCAGCAGCGAGTCGTCGTCGGCAGCGTCATCGGATTCGGCAACCGCCAGCCTGAAGATCGTCTCAGGCTCTTCCAGCGCGCCGAACTGGTAGAACGTCAGAGCCTGTCCGTCATCGTCATCATCGGGCAGGTCAGCCGCCAGAGAAACCGGCTGTTCCTCCGCCACCACATCGGCCTGCGCCGGAGTCCACGCCCAGCCAGTGATCGAGATGTCGTCATCCGCATCGAAGATCGGCGTGGCATCCACCACCCCAGCCGGCTCGTCGGCGGCCGGCTCCTCCGCCGGCCCATGCGCCCAATCGGCGGCCGCTTCAATGTCTTCGGCGGAGAGTTCAATCGCCGCCACCGCCGCCGGCAGTTCCTCGAGCGCGGGCAGCGCCACGTCCACCCACACCGGCGCGTCATCGTCATCCGCTACATCCGCTACCGCATCCGCTGCCGCCGCGCCGATCTGATCTTCTTCGACGAGCGCAAACGCCCAGGTCGGCTCATCGCCTTCCAGCGCATCGGCCAGGTCCCAGGCCGGCCCGAATGCCGGCGACTCTTCCGCCGCCGGCTCATCGACGAGCGCAAACGCCCAGGTCGGCTCATCGCCTTCCAGCGCATCGGCCAGGTCCCAGGCCGGCCCGAATGCCGGCGACTCTTCCGCCGCCGGCTCATCGACGAGGAAATGAGTCCAGTCGGCGAGCTGCTCGATCTCCAACTCCTGATCGAACAGCGCCGCCGGCAGCGCCAGATCATCCGCCAGCGCCTCCCCTGCCCCGCCGACCCAGAATGCCAGCAGCGACGTGGGGCCGCCCTGCGCCGTGTCGCCGATCGGCAGCGGCGGCGACGGGTCGTGCGCACCGATAGCCGGTTGCCATTGACTCTGGCTCGGTAATCGCCCGCCCGCACCGCCGAAGATCAGCCGCATGGCCTAACCTCGCACCGTAGTGAATGAGCCGTTGTACGTCGTGGCCGATGTAGAGGGCTTCGATACTTCCAGAAACGCCAGACAGGCATCGTCGAACACGCGCGCCAGGTTGAATGCGCTGTTGATCCCGTCGAACACACACACCAGATTGGCCACCGGGCACGGCATCCAGGCCAGCGGGTGCCCGATCACGAAGTCCACCGCTCCGGTGGCCACCGCCGCCGAGCACTGCATCTGGGTCAGCGTGCGGATGCCTCTATCGCCGCTCGCCAACGGCGCGAACCACTGGCTGGTCGGGTGATCTAGGCGGTTGACGATCGCGCCCGAGTTGCCCGTCAGCGACGGCAACGTGGAGGCGTTGCCAGCCTCATCCGTGTACAGGCATGTCGTCCAATTGTGCGCGGTCGAGGCCAGCGCCGTGCCCACCTCGACGAACAAGAAATTTCCCTCGGCGCTGTTCTCCTGCCCCTGCGTCGTGCTCTGATAGCGGCTAGGCGTGCCCGTCACCGCCTCGGTGGCCGTCGAGTTCATGGTCTTGGAAACTGCAAAGAGTCGGTCGTAGAGCAGTAGCGTATTGCCCGCCACGCTCGCCAGCGGGAAACCACTCACCAGGTGCTGTGTATCGCCTGAGGCGGGATTGTCAAAATTGAAGGCCCCGGTGGTCGAATCTGTGGGCGCAGTGCCCCCCGGCGCGGCCGCGGCGGCCGCGCCCGCCACAGGCTGATTGCCCACCCGCCATAGGCTGTTGGTGCCCGCCGCCACTCCCGTCGTGCCGATCTTCTGAAACGGGAACTCGCGCCGCCCACCCTGTGTGGCGGACGCAATCAGGTCGCTGAGGTTGGCAAACGACCCGCCCCGGATCGCGCCAAAGAAATCTCCCTTGTAGGCATAGACCTTTCCCGGCACGTTCCCGATCGGGATGTGCCAGTAGAAGTCGCGCATGGCCGCGCTCAGGGCCGTCACCTGATCGGCGCCCAGCCAGCGCTCCAGCCGGGCAGCGTGCGTTGAAGGCTTGCGTAACAGGTTCATGAGGGATCGCTCTGCGTGATCGGATTGGCTCCGGCGGTGTTGGTCAGCTCGCTGGTCCAGGCGGTTGTCGTATCGTTCTCGGCATACACCGTCAGGCTGCCCGCGCTGATGTTCCAGCGGTTGCGCAGGAAGCGCAGCGCGTTGAGTACGCTGCGCCCCGCCTCACCGGTCAGGCCCGTCCAGTCCAGCTTGAGCAGGCCCATCCAGTTCCCCCTCTGGAACTCCATTGTGAAGTGGGCGATCACATAGCCCACCACGCTGTTGCCGCCCACTGTGCCGGCCGTGATCACCACCTGGTACTTCCGCCCGGCCTGGTAATTGCTATCGGCCGAGGTGTCGATGCGCACATGGTTGAGACCGGTGACAGAGTCGAAGTCCACCGTCAGCGTCACGCCGGCGGTGATCTGCGCGGTGTTGTTGTCGTAATAGACCGCCACCGCTGGCGATCCGGCCAGCTGCGTCGGGACGCCGCTCCCGTTCACCGTCGTGAACTTCAGGTCGATGAGATCATTCTTGGCGTAGTCGCCCAGTTGCGTCATGCCTGCACCATCTGATTGCGCCTGCCGGCCAGCAGCATCCCCCAGCCCGACGCCGAGATCAAGTCATCAACGCTCAGGTTATCGACCCAGGCCGAACGGCTGGTCTCGCCGCCTTCGCAATACGCGCCCAGGCCCGGCACACCGCTCGTCAGCCGGCTCGCGTCAGTGTCGGAGTAAGTGAGTGTTGTGGTGGCCGCCACCTGAAACTCAAGATCCACCTGCGCGCCGGTTCCTGTCGCGCGCAACCGGAATGCTCGCGTTCCCGCGCCCGTCAGGCCGCGGTCTGCGCTGGCCAGCAAAATGCCCGATCCGGCCACGCGCCGATATAGAGTCACCTCGTTGGCCGATCCCATCTCCAGCCAGCCTTCGTAGTCGGTGTCGGCGCCGCTCGCCATCCGCACACACGCCAGCCCGGTCGAAAATCCGCTGCCGTTCGGCTGGGCGCTGTCGAGCGTGATCTCCTGATCTCCGTTCGGTACTGCCGCATCAATGATCCGTGCGCGGTGCTCGGCATTATCATTGGCCGCGCCTACGCGGTCGTCGGCGGCCACCACCAGCAGCATGCTGCCGCTGCCGGCGTTGTAGGCGTAGTCGGGGCTGCCCGATGGGTAAGCGTCGATATTGATGTCCGACGCCACCGTGAAGCTATCGGTGAAGACCACTGTCATAGCCCGAAGCTCCGCGCCAGTTGATGCTGCCAGTCATCAGTTCGCCCGCCGCCCACCGGCTGCGCCGCCCGCTCGAAGAGTGTGCGCACCGTGTCATCCGCACGCACCGGCACGTCCAGCGCGATCATATAGTCATCGATGACCGCGCGCAGACCCGCGCCGATGGTGGCTAGGCGCTGGTCCGCTTCGGACTCCGGCACTGCCAGCAGGCCCGGCTCGGCATTGAGCGCCACGACCTGCGCCGCGCTCGCCTCACAGACGCCCACGGCGCGCTCGCCGCCGATGATCCACGTCGCTGGGAAGCTGCCCGCCGGCCCGTTGCGCACCAGCTCGATTACCGGGATGCGATAGCCCGGCCGGCGCGGATGCGGCACGACCGCGCATACGAACAGCAGCCGCATTAGAAGTCTTCTTCGGTCTCGACCGTGATCGTCGCGTTGCCCGTGCCGATGCTGGGCCGGATGGAGATCTGCTCCGCGTTGCGGAACTCGAGCTCGTCGCCTCGGATCGCCGCCCAGCGGTAGATCGAGCCGTTCTGGTTGAAGCCTAGCCGCACCGGTGTGCCGGTGTCCAGCGTCGGCTGCGCCGCCCAGGTCGTATTGGCCGTGACGGCCGCCGCCGGCGCATCGCTGCTCTTGCGCTGCGGAGTCAGTGCGCCGCCGCCCGTGGTGCCGCCCGTCGAGCGGCTGGCCACGATCTCCATCGCCTGGCCGGTCGTGCCCATGCCCTGAATCTCGATGCTCAGGATGCGCGCCCGCCGGTTGGCCGCGGCGATGAATGTGATCAAGTCGTTGGCTGTGTTCAACGCAACGTTTGACCGTGAGTACGTGTACTTGCCCATTGGGTTCTCCTCTGTGAATGACTCACGCGCCGGCTATTCCGCCGGCGCGGTGACCGACTTGCGCATCTCCAGGCTGCACGCCCGGCAGTTGTGCGCGCGGGCCTCGGCGTTGTACGTGCCGGCCTCGATCTGCGCCACCACCTCAGCCTCGAACGACGCGCCGGCATGGTAAGCCGCTCCGGCTACGTTCTTCGGCTTCTCAAATTCCGGGCAGCCCTTGTTCGTGCAGTGGAAGTAAACGGATTTCATTGCGGTTGTCCTTTCTGACTCTTCATCGCCTCCGCCCGTTGGCGGTAGTGCTTCATAATGCCCGCCGCCGGCGTGCGGCTCGCCGCCAGCGCCAGCGCGTAACTATCGGCCCGGTCATCGTGCTGCCCCTCCGGCGCGCGCAACGTCGAGCCATCAATACTCGCCAGTTGCGTGTACGTCTCGAAGCTGTGCAGCACCGTCGCCCCATCGCGGAAGCTCTCCGCCGCTCCGTCGTAGAGCAGCGCCTTGCCCTTCGCGTTGCTCAACCAGCCGGGCTTGCCATCCCAGCCCGGCAAGAGAGTCAGCGGCGAATTGCCGCCCAGCCACAGCAGCACCGCGTGTCCATGATTGTTGCGTTCGCACATCACCGCCGCGTTGTTGTAGTGGCGGCCAATCGCGTCGGCGTGCGCGCCCAGCGTCGCCGGCTGGAACTTCCCCGCCAGCGCCGCCACTTCCTCGTCTGTTTCGGCGTCGAGCATGGTCAACGCGCTGTCGTCGCTGCCCGGGTTGCCCTCCGCCGGGTCTGCGCCAATCACATACGTGCGCCCCGGCTCGGGCGCTTTATAGATCTTCAGCCCGGCAATCGCCGGCACACCCTCGGGTGTGATCGCCGGGACAACTTGATAGCACCGCTCCAGCCAGTCCGGGGCGATGCGCTTGTCCAGCGTGCGTGGGCTGAGCGCCTCCGTGTCGGTCGCCGGATACTGCTCATGCAGCTCATCCTCGCTGCCCGTGCGCGCCATGATCTCGCGCCGCAGCGCCGCATACCAGTCCGGAGTGCGACCCGGCCGGGAATGCCAGGGCAGGAAGACCGGCTCCCAGCCCGTTTGGCCGCTCCTGGCTGCCCGGTACACGCGCTTGAACTCGCTCTCCGGCTGGCCCTTGTCCGCGCGGCTGAGTAGCAGCAACTGCCCGCCGGCGTCAATCGTCGGTTTCACGGCCGCCAACAGCCGCCCGAGGTCGGGTACCAGGTCGGCCTCATCCACCACCGCCACCGTGCCCGTGTACGTGTCGCCGCCCGTCGTCGGGAAGGCCAGCGCCATCGAGCCGTTGCTCAACCGCCACTCATGCTTGCTGTCAGCCAGTTCGGCCTGCGCTTGCAGCCAGACCGGCAGCCGCCGATACATGCCTTTCAGCCGGAAGTCCAGCAGATGCACCGACTCATCGTCGCGCTTGCTGAATAGCAGCGCCGTCGCCGCCGGGCGAAAGACCATCAGCCACAGCACATAGCCCAGCAGCAGCCAGGTCAGCCCAAGCTGCCGGGCCTTCAACATAATGACCCACCGATTGTTAAGGATCGTGCGCAACGTGGCCGCCTGCGCCGGCCACAACTCGAATGCCAGCCAGGCCCGCGTCGTCGCGTCATACACCTGCCCGTAGCGGTCCAGAAAGTACAGCGGACTCTCCGCGCAGGTCAGCCACTCAAGTTCCTGTTCCGGCGTCATTGGCCGCGAACCGTTGTTGCTCGTACTCCGCCGCGCGCTCGCGCGCCCGCGCCAGGTCGTCGCCGTTCACCTCGTGCAGCCGCAGCGTCTGCTCCGGCGCGCCCTCGGTGCGGTCGGCGATCACGCCCAGCGCCTCCAGGTCGCCATCGGCCGCGCGCAGGCTCACCGTCCAGCCGATGATCTGCCCGATTCTCGCCCCGCTATCGATGAGATCGAGCAGCGCCTGTTTCCTGTCCGGCGGCATCGGCTGGCTCATCGCCTCGCGCAGCAGGTCGCTCAGCTTAGGCCCCGGTTTGGCCCCGCTTGGGTTGCCGCTCTGCCCCGGCTTCCAGCGGTACGGGTTGCCCTTCCTAAACGACGTTGCATTTGGGCCGCGCTGCTTGCCGCTGCCAGCCCGCTGCTTGCCTGCGGCGCGCTTGCTGTCTGCGGACATTACCTGGCCACCTTCAGCCGCCAGTAACGCCGCTCGAGGCGCTGCGCGTGCGCCAGCGCCTGGCTGGCCGTCTTGAGCGGCGTGCGCAGCCGGATCGAGCCGCGCACAATCGGGAAGTACAGCTTGCGCCCGTGCTCCTTCCACTTCGCATAATTGGCTGTCGGGAGAAAAGAGTCGTCGACCATATCACTCCGCCGCCCAATGGCTCTCGAGCCGTTGTTTGAAAAACTCCGCCGCCGCCTTCAACTCGCGGTAGCGGTCGTGCCGGCGCTTCATCGCCACGCCGCCGCCGTACTGCTTGTAGACATTGTGGTCGAAGGCCATCTCCTGCGCCTGCGTGTCCAGCGCCTCGATGGCCAGTTGCAGCGCCTTCTGCTCCGAGATCGCAGTGGCAGCCGCCCTCTGCCTTCCGGTCATGTCCCCGCCTGCATCCAGAATGCCGGCGTGCGGTCGCGGCGCGTCAGCCGCCACCAGCCGTCGCGCATCTCGAACACATCGATCATCCACGTCACCCGCCGCTGCATCGCATAGCGTTGCCGGTCGGGCGCGAAGTACAGCGAAAACATCTTATTGTTGCCGTGGAAGCTGAACAGCGGCTCCTCGAACTGAGGCAGCGGGCGCGTGCCGGCCGTCGCCTGGCCGTGGGCGATCAACGGGGGGAGAAAATCTCGCTCGCCATCCACGTTGAACGGTTGCCAGTCGTGGTTGCCGCCGGTGCCGAAGGTATAAATCGCCGCGCATTCCACGCGCGGGTACGAGTGCAGCACCTGATCCCATTGAATGAGATCGAGCGCATACGCCGCCGCCGTCAGACCCGGGCGCGAGCGCCATGGCGGCAGGTCATAACCCGCTTCCGTGATCCAGATCGGAACGGGCATATTATGCTCGTTCTGCACTTCGATGAGTGTGTTGAGGGGATGCTCCCAGCCGGCCACCGAGTGATAGGCGTGGAGGTGCACGCGGCCACCGGTCTCGCGCAGCGCCCGCAGCACCGGCACGTAGACGCGCCAGGCCGCGCACTGCTGCTCACGGCTGCCGCTCGGGTTGCCCACCCCCATCCCACCGGCCATCGGCAGGAAGCCGGCCTGATGGATCTTCCAGATCTGATAGACCTCGAAGGCTGCACGCTGGCGCAGATCATCCAGATCAGCCGGCTGCAGATCGTCGGGCACGCCGGGCAGGTTTTGTTTTTGGGTGTCCTCGTTCAAGCCGGTCGTCCAGAAGCGCACCTGCCGGTTGCCCGGATGCAGCACGTGCGGGGCCAGGTGAGTGAGCCAATACGTATCCGGGTCGTGCACATACGCCCGCCATTTGTTGTCGTGATGCGGGGCGCTGTCGCCGTTGAGGAAGACCCGGCCCGCAATCATCGGCTTCGGGGTCAGCTCGGCATAGGCCGCCGACTCTCCGTACGCGGCCACCAGGAACACACCCGGCGCCTTGCCCTCGCGGGTGAACTCGAACGCCGATTGGCTCTGCCCCATGTGGTGGGCGATAAGCTTCATGTCAGCGTCCCCGTTCCCTCCGGCCTCCAGACCGGCTTCACGTTGAGATCTGTCTCCAACTGATTGATCAGCAGTCCAATTCCGGCGTTGAGTTTCAACCGCTGCTCGGTCAGGTAGTCGATGCGGCGCTGAGATTCGACCCACTTCAAGCGCAAATCGTCGCGTTCGGCTGTCAGGCGACGCTCGGCCGTTTCCAAGTCCTCGATGCGCCGCACATTGTTGCGCTGCGTCTGCTCCACCATCTGGCGCGCCCGGCGTTCATGCTCCAGTTCCCTGCTCAAGTTCTCGCGCGCCATGCGTTCGCTGATCAAGTCGGCCCGCACCTCCGCCAGCTCCGTGTCGCTCTCGTCGAGCCGGCGTCGGTACTCGGTCAAAATCTGCGTTGTGCTTTCCGTGGCGCTATTGAGAGCGGCGGCAATGTCCACCAGAGTCTGCGACCGGGTGCGACGCGCCTGGATCCATGCGCCGCCCCACGCCGAGACCAGCGCGATCACAGAGATGAGGACGCCTTCGGGGATCGTCACCGGGATGCCCACCCGACTCTTTACGCCTGCGGCCCACGCGGTCGGGAGCCAAAGCTGAAGGTGGCCCCGGCCTTCGACGTGATCCAATAGAACAGCTTCGTCGCCCCGATCTGTCCCACCAGGCCGACGATAGCTGTGCCCACCAGAGCGATCTCCTTGAAGGCCGTATCCACATCGGCCGGGTTGACATCGGGCGCGAAACGCCTGAGTGCGTACAGGCCGGCCGCGCCCAGCAGGTTGATCACTGCCTGGGCATCACCTGCCTGGCCGTCCTGGATGCGCCCGGTACGCTTCAGCACGTCCACGGAAAACAGCGCGAAGGCCGCCCACCCGGCATAGGGCAATAGCGCCGAACCCAGGCCGCCGATGAAATCGAGCACCACAGCCAGCGGGTTGGCCGGCTCGGCCTGGAGCATCGGCGCCGCCAGCGCAACGCCCACGCCCAGAGCCAGGCTGCCCACCAGAGTCAGCACAATCAGCGCCCCGCGCCAGTAGGAGCGCGTTGCACGCGCGAGGGTATCAGAGATTCGGCTGAAGAGTTTCATGGGGGTCCTCCAAATAAAAAGGGCCACCCATCTCCGTAAGAGATGCGTGGCCCGGGTGGCCGCGGGCGCTCCAAGCCAAGCTGTGCTTGGCCCGTGAGCGCCCTTGTAGGCGTTGTTGCAGTCAGTCTAGCACGATCACCCGCCCCCTGCAATTGGTGGACGGTTTGGGACCGTAGGGGTTCCCCTTGTGGGTGCCCGCTCTGGTTGGCGTGCAAAGCGAAGCTTTGCCACAAATAACGGCCCCGCCGGGTGAGGGGGGCACCCGGCGCAGGCCGTTGAGGGGATTATAATCTGAATGGATTGCGATACAAGTGCCCACCCGAGTGTGAGTCGGGTGGGCACTTGATTGACGTGACGATCACCCATCCGCTGTGTAGTCGCAATACTCACCCCCCGCGATCTTCTTCGGACAGAACCACTTCCCACCCTTCCCCATCTTCATCGGCCCGCCGTGATATTTGCAGTGCGGGGCCTGCCCACCCGAGTTAGGAGTCGGGTGGGCAATCAACGTCACCGGATGCATCCCGGCCTTCACCAGGAACTCGCTCACCTGCTGCTGCATCTGCACCGCCCCGCCGGCCGTGTCGGCCTCGAAGGTCAGGTGGCAGGTGAAGCCGTTCTTATCCACGTAATCCACCGCCATCTGCGGGTTGCGCTTCGGAGCATTTGCAGGATGCTGCCCACCCGACTCTCCACTCGGGTGGGCAGATTGTGGCGCCGCCTTCGGATCCGGGCTGGCGTTCGGGTAGGCTGTTTGCGGTGCCGGCTGCAGTGCCGGCTTGGCCACAGGCGCGGTTGTGGGGCTGCTCTGACTCGGGTGGGCATTCGGCGAGCCCACTCGGGTGGGCGCGGGTTGGGGTTGTCGCAATGGGGCCGTCATTCCGCCACCTCCGCCACATGCCGCCAGCGGCCAGACTCTTTGTCGTATTGCAGCCACGCGGCGCATCCCTCCAGCCACACCATCCCCTGCGGCGCCGTCACCATCAACTCATCGGCCCGCGCCATCGCATTCAGCAGATCGATGCTGTGGGCGTCCGAGACGTGGAAGGTCCAGGTCCAGGTCTCTACATCAACTGGCGCTGCCTTGAATTCGATCCCCAGGTTGATCAGCGACGCGGCCAGGAGCTTCACCCGCAGGATGCCTCGGATAGTGTTAACGGCCATCGTCATCCTCCGGCGGTCGTCAGCTTCTGGGGAGTCGTCGTCTTCGTGACCATTGTCGTCGTCGGCATCCTGCAATGGCTGAAGATCACGATGCTCGGTCAGTGGGCCTGCCATGGTCTTATCCCTTTCCCAATTGGTCGATCAGCGCCGTGATTTCTTTTTCAATCTGCCTGCGCTTCGCCGGGTCGCTCTCCGCCAGCAGTTCACGGCGCTTGGCGTCAATGGATTCGGAGAGTTTTACTACGCGGCGCATGTCGCGCGCCACCCGGCGCAGACCGTCGAGGGGCTTAGTGCTCATCGTGGCCTCCCCGTCTGCCCACGCGATAACGCGGTCAGCCACATGCCCAACATGCCGGCGGCCATCCCGAAAGCAAAGCTGATCAGGTCCGTGAGGGTCAACATGTCACACCCCCAGACCAATCGCCCACATCTCGGGCCGTAGCAGCACCGCGGCTTCATGCGCGTCGGCGATGTCGGCGGGCATGCTCGCCGCATCATGGCCGCGCACGTCCTGATCACGATAGAAGTCGGAGCTGGCGATAGGGAACGAGACCCCGCGCCGGGTGCGGCGTCCGCCCTGGGCCGCCCGGCTCGCCCGGGCCTTGGCCGCGTTCTCCTTGCGGTGCGCGCGGCAAAACTTGAACGCGCCCGAGGGCTGGCCGCATTTGCGGCACTTGTTGTGGCGTCCCTTGATCGGGGCAGGGGAGGAAGTTAAAGACATTCGGCCATCCTTTCCAGCATTGGAAGGGATGGCCGAATGTCTGAGGTACAATCGTGCCACCCCGTCCACTACTCACACTAGTGGGTGGGTCAGGCCTCGGTGAGTGCTTCTAACACTCTCCGGGGCCGTTTTTCTATCCGCGTCGAGTATATTCCATCAATGGAACGTCTGTCAAGTGGGAATTTTCAACCCTCGCCAACTGATCATTGAATCACGATCGGCAGGCTCTCGGTGTAGCCGTCCACGGACACGATTAGCGTGCCGGTGCCGGGCGTGGTGCTGCGCCCGATCTGCCACGTCCACGCGCATAGGCCTTCGGCATCGGTGGTCTGGTTCTCCAGGCCCTGGGCATCGCTGACGTTGCCGGCCGGCGTGCGATAAGTGATGAAGCAATTCGCGCCCGGCGTGGTGCGGATCACCAGCCGCGCCTCACCATTGACCGGCACCGGCGAACGTAGCTCCACCACGGTGAATGTCGGCGCCTGCGTCGGGATCGGCGTGCGCGTCGGTTCGGTGGTCGGGGTGGGCGGCACGCTGGTGCTGGTCGGATCAGAGATGGATGTCGGCGGGCGAGTTGCTATATTCAGCGGCGCGGCCGTGTCGGTGGGCAGCGCCAGAGTCGCCAGCCGGGCCGGCGTCGCGGTCGGCGGGCGCGGCGTCGACGGGAACAGCGCCGTCATGCAGATCACGCTCGCACAGCACAGCGCCAGCAGCGCCGCGCCGCCGGCGAAGATCGCCTGCAGGCGATGGGCCTTGGCCCAAGCGAGGATACGTTGCATGTGTCCCTCCAAATTCGCTCTTGACAATCGTTCCATGAATGGAATATGATGCGCGCGTGCCCAGGAAATCAACCCCCATCTACCACGACGACGATGAACTCAGCATGACCCAGCTCTCCGAATACCTTGGCGTTAGTTTGCGCGCTGCCAATGGCCTGGTGGCTCGGGGCAATTTTCCCGGCGCACGAAAGCTGAACCCGAACCAGGTGAAAAGCCCCTGGCTGATCCCGTTCAGAGATGTCAAGGACTATAAAAAGAAGCGCGCCCAGGCCTCATCAGCCTGAGCGCGCTTACCGCACTATCCAGCCGTCTCCGGCTGGACCGCGCCTTGAACTTTCCGCCACGATTGTGCAGGCGCCGGTCAGCACTTTACAAACTGAATAGCACGGATTTCGAAGGCAGGCAAGTTGCCTGACCTACCTGCCTTCTTGTGACCCCGGGGGGACTCGAACCCTCAACCAATTGTTTAAGCACCAACTCACTGCTGCGCTGCGACGTGACGCGGACGGGACCTCGCTAGACGCCTGGACGCCAGCGCGGCAGTCACTTCGATCCTCCCATCAGCCTCCGCATTGGGCTGTAGCGCCTGACCTCAGCGCCGGCAATGTCGCCGATGTACCCTCGGTACACGCCGGCACTCTGCCAGCCACCAGCCTGCATCCCAACGCTCTCGGGCGCGCCGCCCTCGTTCATCGCCCGCGCCATCGCCCGCCGCATATCGTGCGGGCTGAACTTCTCCGTCAGCCCTGCCCGCCGGGCCATGTGCCGGAAGATCGAGCGCAGCCCGCCAGGCGTCAGCGGATGGCCCGCGTGGCGGTTATGAAACACCGAGCAGAACAGCGTCTCGCACTCCGGCCTCGCCACCTTTTCCCGCACCGCCATCCAGTGACGCAGATAGGCCGAGGTCTCCTCCACGAAGTAGCGGCGACTCTCCCCGCCGCCCTTCACGTGCGTGACCAGGGTGAGGCGGTCCAGATCAATCTCTGCGATCCTGAGCCGGCAGACCTCCGCGTTGCGCAGCCCCGTGTCGTACATCAATGCGATCAACGCCAGGTCGCGCGCCCCGCGCGGCGTGGTCGTATCGCACACTGCCAGAACCTGCATGATCTGATCCGCACTCGGGTGCCGCTGCTTGCGCCGCTTCACCTTTGGGAAGGGGAGCGCCGCCGCCGGGCTTTTCCTGCCCATCGCGTACGCGAAGAACGAGCGGATTGCCCCCGTCGCCTGCTTGATGGCCATGTCGCCGTTGCCATCGTGCAGCCGGCGCTCGGCCAGGAAGCGCGTCAGATCGCGTAGTTTGTAATCCTGCGGCTGTGTCAGGGTGCGGGCCTGCCCCATACCCCAACTCGCCAGACGCCCAAGATGATAGGCATACTGGCCGCACGTGCTCTCTGCCTTCCCGCTCTGCCTCAGGTAGTTCAACCAATCTCGGATCGTGTCATCCATCATCACGCGCTCCCCGCCGCGCAATGCAAAGCGCGGCGCGCCTCCACCGGAAGCAACGCCGCGCGGCGTTTGGCACTGTCACAGTGCCGCTTCACCCCCCGGCCCGGTTCGAGCGGGCCGGGGGAAATCTCAACCGACTCTACGACACCCCACCGAAAGGAGTCAAGCCATGCCCGTTACTCAAACCATCCACGCTGAGACAGTCGATTTTGTCTGTGCGCCCAGCGGAGCCATCACCGCCCAGATCACCACACCCCAGGGCGAGACGATCAACATCGTGCTGCGCCGGCCAATCCCGGCCGCGCGCTCCTTTTCCGAGGCCATCCACAAACGCCGCCGCCTGACCGCCGCGCCACTGCGGCAGGCAGGAGGACACGCATGAAGTTATCCGACCTGCTGAGTTCCATGCTATCCAATTGCCGGAACGCTCTGGGCGAGGAACGTGTCGCGCGCCAACTCGGCGGCGGCTTGCAGCTCGCGCTGCGCGTGGACCCGGGCGGTCAATACACTCTCAAGCTCATCCGCCTGCGCACGGCGCCCTCCGATCGCGAGTTGGAGACCGTGCTCAGACACTGGCCCGACGGCTCGCCCGCGTACCGACCCGACTTAAAAGTGCACACCAAGGTCGTCGGCGAATATCACCTGCTCGTCGCCACCTGGGGAGCGGCAGAATAACTGACACTGATCGAATGAACCACAAGCCAAAACACGATCACGATCTGTTCACCCTCACGCCGCAGGGCCGGAGCTTCGCCCTGTGGTTGATCCGCTGGTTGGTGGTCGTCGTCGTCATTGCCCTGCTGGTGATGTGCGCGGCCGGCATCGCCATTGGGGGGAGGATCCAACTTCACTAACATGCTCAGCCAAGACGATAAGGTGCGCTGGATCGCGCGCCTCAAAGGCGGCCCGCTGACCGCCCTCATCCTGTTGTTGGTCTATCAGCGGCCAGTGCACCGCAAGGCTATCATGCAGCAGATGCAATGGGACAAGACCACGGCCAGGAAGTACCTCGCCACCCTGGAGCAGGAGAGGCTCGCCGTCCAGGTGGAGGATGTCTGGCAATTGCCACAGGCCGGCTACCAGCTGGCCCTCACGCTCGTCGCGGTGGACGCGCCCGACCAGGGTGCCGGGGAAATAGCCCCCGCGTTCACCGGCGAGCTGTCACGCCGGGGAGAAATTTCCTCGCCCAGTATTATTAGTGTTGAGTCTTCTGATTCAATTGAGTCTCTAAATAAGACTACTAATACTGGCGGGAGAAAATTTCTCGCCCCGCCGAAGGGGCGCCACAGTAGTGGCGGCCAGCACATCGCCGCCGTCCTCGCGTCACTGGCACGCAAGGGCGCGCCGGCTCCCGCCGACGATGACCCCTTCCCCGCCGATCTGAGGCAATGCATCGAGCAGCTCGTGCATCTCGGCGCGCCCCGCCGTAAAGCCGAGCTGGCCGTCGCCGCCTCGCCCTTCGACAGCGCCACCCTCGCCGGCGAGATCGTCGCCTGGCAGCGCCACTACCAGTCGCCGGCAGGGAGGGGCATCAAAGCCGACGGCTTCCCGTTCCTGGTCTGCCGGCGTCTGGCCGATGGCGAGCGCTGCCCGACCCAACTCGCCGCCGTCGATCCGTACGGCGGCTATCTCTCGAATGACTAGGAGAACTCATGCACATCCAAACCAGCACTAAGACCATGCTGGAACTGACCATCATCCTCGACGAGGTCCAGGCCCGCGCCGCGATCGACGACGCCAGCGATCTGCAAGCGCAAATCAAACAGGCGCTCAACGGTCGCGCCGTAGCGCCGCGCACCAGTCGGGAACGCGTGATGCGCCCAAAAGGAAAGCGCCGCGCACCAGTCGGGAACGGCGGCGAACTCAAGTGCCCGCACTGCGACAAGGACTTCAAGACGCAAGGCTGGCTGGACAAACATCTGTCGGCTGCCCACGCTGCGGCCTGAGAGTCCCGGCGCTGACGCCCGGTGGCGTGTGTGAGCTCTGCGATTACGAACTGACCACCACCCCCACCGAGCGCGCCCGCCATCTCATTGACCTGGAGAACACCCCATGACTCTCAAATCGTTGCCCCTCGACCACATCCACCTCAACCCCTTCCAGATGTGGTCACTCGACCACAACCACGTCGCCGAACTGTCTGCGGACATCGCCGCCAACGGCCTGCTCCAACTGCCGAAAGCGCGCCCCCACCCGGAGAAGACCGGCCACGTGCAGCTCGCCTTCGGCCATCACCGCCGCGCCGCCGTCCACCAGCTCGGCTGGGTGGAGATGCCCATCGAAGTCGAGCCGCTGACCGACGTGCAGATGGCCACCTTTGCCGCCGTCGAGAACTTCCGCCGCCGCGAGGTCACCGCGCTGGACAAAGCCCGCGTGCTCCAATCCCTCACCCAGCCGCCGCTGGCCATGACCCACGCCCAGGCCGCGGCGGTCGTGGGCCTCAAAGACCCGGCCAGCGTCTCCAACCTGATCAAGCTGCTCAAGCTCCCCCCGGCGGTGCAGGAGTCGGTGGGGCGGGGCGATCTGCCCGAGCGCGTCGCCCGCCAGCTCGTCTCGCTCGCGCCGCTGGCGAAAAAGAGAATCGAGACCGTCGCCAAGGCCGTCGCTAAAGCCAAACCCGCCGAGCGCGAGGCCGTGCTAGAGGAGCAGGTGGATGCGCTGATGCGCCGCGCCGCGAAATCGCTCCACAAGGCGGAATGGGACGCGCACTGGCTGCGCACACCCATCCCCGTCGAGCACCCCGCCGACGGCCAGCCCGCCGAACTGCGCGCGTGCGCCGGCTGCCCGCACGTCTACCGGCGCGGCGGCAACGAGTTCTGCACGTTGCTGGCCTGCTACGAACTCAAAGAACAGCGATTCATCAGTGAGCAGCTCGCCCGCGCCGCTGAGCGCCTGGGCGTGCCCGTCGTCGCCGAGGGCGAAAAGACCCAGCCCGTCTTCCGCGAGCACAACTGGAGCGCCTATGAGGACACGCAGACCCTGCTCAAGCTCTGGCCGAATGACGAGTCGCTCGGGCTGCGACTGGGCATTCTTAAGGAAGCCGCCTACTACAATGGCCGCACCTTCGGGGCCACGCGCATCGGGCTGTTCACGCTCGATAAGGCCGCCTGCGAGCGCGCCATCACGGCCGCCTCGCGACGCAGTTCTGCCCCGGCGGCCCCGTCACCGGCCGCGCTGGAAAAGGAACGCGCTGCCCGTCGGGCCGAGCGCGCCGCCGCGCTGCGCCTCGAGCATGACCTCGCCTGGCTGCTGCGCACTGCCAGCGAGTGGATCGGCGACGCGCTCACCATCTCCGGCCGGGCGCTGCACTACGTGGTCGAGCTTCTCGTGTGCGACGATGACATGAACGCCCGCCACTATCCGGCCGTCTGGGCCTGGTACGAGGCGATGAAGGAGCAGGCCGCCAAGGTGCAGGGATACGATGGCGCTGCCAACGAGATTCGCCGCCGCCGGCTGGTGGCCGCTCAACTCGTCAGCGATTGCATTGACGCCTACACCAAAGACTCGCCGGCGAAGGTCTGGCATGACGCGCTGGACCAGCTGGCGGCGCGGGCCGAGAGACGGCATGAAGACGGCTTGGTCGTCTTCGGCGTCAATCCCCCCAAAGGCTGGGACCATCCGCCCGTCCATAAGACCGACTACAACTGCTGGACCTGCGGCGTCTTCCACGGCGGCGCGCGGCGCAAGTTGAGCAAAGCCGACTTCGAGCGCGGCTGGCGCATCGTCGAGCAGGGCCAGACCGTCCTCTCCGTCGCCTGCCCCGACTGCGCGGCTACAACCCAACCCGCGTCCGCGCCCGGCAAACCCAAGCCCGTAGGGGCACCCCTTATGGGTGCCCGCCCCGTGACGGCCCCCAAGCCCAAGAAGAAAGGAGCGCGCCGCCGATGAGCGATCAGCAGCATTCGCAGAATGCCGTCCACGGACAAGGACGCCCGACTCAACTGCACCTGATGGACGTGCTCGATCAGCAGCACGTGCAGCAGGTCATGGACCTGGCCCGGCTCCTCCAGGCCGCGCACGAAGTGGCCGCCGCCGGGGACGCGGTGAGTCTCACGGCGCGGACACAGCGCAGCCTGAAGCAAGGCCTATCCACGTTTCAAGACTTGCTGCGCGCGGTGGACGCCCTCGCCGAAACGCTCGCCGTCGCTCAGAAGGCCTATGAGCTGGCCCTGCTGGAGAAGGGCGTCACCCCATGACCGGCCACATTGACCTCGGCCCGTGCTGCGCCTGTGAGGCGACCGCCGGCGTGCGCAACATCATCATGCTCCACAAACTCGCGCCGATCCTGGGTACCGGCTGGGGTTGTGTTGTGTGCGGTCTGCCCTGCGACGGCGCCATCGCCGTCCTGTGCGACGGCTGCGTCGGAGCCAAGCGCCCGGCCCGTTTCGCCGTCTTCGGCCTGGCCAGCGAACGCCGGCGCATCCCGGTCGCCGATCTCGCCGACGACTTCGATCACGACCTAGCCAAACACCGAGCGCATGAGGCCCTGCAGTCCGTGCACGATCGTTATTGGAACCGCCCGATCCGGGCTAACTAAAGAAAGGCATCCAATGTATCGCAAGATCGCTTCCTTCCTCGTCACCACCGTCATCATCGCCGGCGGCCTGTTCTCCGCCTACAACAATTTCCTGCTCTTCGCCTCCATTCTCGGCGCCGACCTGGCCGGCGTGCTCTGGTCGGTCGCAGGTCTGGCCCTCTTCGACCTGGGCGCGCTCGGTTGGCTCATGTACTTCGCCCACAGCGCAAAAGGGAATGCACAGCGCGCGGTGGCCGCGCTCGCCGGCGTCGCCTGCCTGCTCCTCACCCTGGTGGCCGCCGGCACCCACATCATCCTCGCCCAGACGTTTATTGACGTGCCCGAGTGGGCCGGACAGGTCGTAATCGGCGCCATCCTGGCCGCGCTGGCCATCAACCTCATCGCCGCGGCCGCCAGCCATATGGCCGACCCGGAGACTCTCCGCGCCATGCGCGAGCAGGGCCTGAACGATGAGAAACAGGAAGCCCTCGACCGCGCGCAGATGTCCGTTTTCCGCGAGGCCCTGCGCCAGACCGAGGCCCGCGTGGCCGCCAACGCCGCCACCGTCAGCGCCCAGCTCAGCGCCGAGTTCGCCGACGACGCCACCCGCGAGATGCTTTCCATGACCGCCGGCGGAGCCAGTACGAGCGCCTTGCCGGCGCGCCCGGCGCAAACGCCGGACCCTACCCCCGCCGCCGGGCTGAACGGCCACGGGAACGGCCGCAAACCAATCCGGCAGACCAATGGCTCGTAGGGGCAACGAATGGACATCACCTCCCGCCCGGAAAAGTCTGGCGCGAATACGTCCGCAAAGGCGGCGCGAAGTTCTACCCCCGTGACCGCTGGCGCGACCCACACGGGCGAAAGCGAGTCCGCAACCGGCCAGACCTCGCGCCGATCCCGGACTCGGTCTCCTACGCCGAATGGAAGACCGCCCGCGCCGCCGTCCGCGCCGCGCGACAACGCGCCACTCGCGGCCCCCAAACCGGTTACCGCCCCCGAGAGCGTGTTGCAACTCTGCCGTCTCTTGGGGCAGGGTGGGGCGGTGGAAATCCTGTACCTGCGTGGGGCCGCTGACATCGTCAGCGCCCTGCACGACCTCGCGCTCGATCCGGGCCTGTGGGTGTTGGCCCGTTTGCCCGCCGGCAGCGAGCCGCTGGACGGCCACATCGCCGTCTATGGCTCCCTGCCGGCCGGGCAGGGAGACGCTGAATGAAGATCAATAAGCCGGTCTCGCCCGAACCCGATCAATCCGCAGGCATGACCATCGCCGACTGGTCACGCCTGCTGGCTGTGCTCATCACCATCATCCTGATCCTGCTGGCCGTGGCCAGCGTCGCCGGCCTGTGGTACCGGTTCTTTTGGGTGCCGGTCATCCTGGGAGGCTGACATGGCCCACACCCGCGATCAACTATTCGATTTCATCGTCGCCTACAAGCGTCTGTACGATGGCAACAGCCCCAGCCTCCGCGAAATGAGCGCGGCGCTGGAGGGACTCAGCATCAGCGTTGTCAACTACCATCTGAAAGGCCTGGAGCGCGCCGGGCGCATCGTGCTCGGTGGTTTTGGGAGGAGTCGCAGCATCGGCGTGGTCGGCGGCCAATGGCGCTTCGAGCCGGAGACTCTTGAGCCACAATATCGTAGCCTCGAAATCGCCCCCGGTGTCATCGCCCATCTCGGGCCAGACGCATCCCAACGAACCATCGACGCCCTGCGCGAACTGGCGAGCGTCTTTATCGGGGACGGTGAGCCATGAGCGGCGGTCTGGCCGGCCTGGCCGTCGCCGTCTTCGTGGCGGTGGTGGTGATCGTCTTCGTCATCTCCATGTTCGTGCCCGAGCGCTCCGAAGAGCCTGGCAATCGCGGCGACGCCATCCTGGTGCTCATCGTCACGTTCACGCCGCTGGCCATCCTGTTCAGCGGAGGCTGCGCCGTCATCTCAATGGCGCTGTGGATCGCCGGGCCGATAGAGACCTGGTGACTATTTGTAACATCCGATAAGGAACATTATCGGAGGATGACCAGCATGAGCGACCTCGACCGCCTACGCGCCCTCCTCGAGCACCTGGACGCCGCGCAACAGCTGCGCACCAGCGAGGCGCAGCGCTGGCAGACCCGCGCTGAAAATCAGGTGTTGTCGTTAAGTCGATGGGCCACGGGTCTGCTGCACGCCGCCGAGGTGGAGCTTGCCACACGCTGCCATCCGCAATTCATTCAGATCGTCAGGCAGCGCGAGCAACGCTAGTGACACGTATGGCGCACCCGCCATTCTGTGACACAGAAATCAGAATGCCCGCGATGCAAGCACCGGCCCTCACCCTCCACCCTCCACCCTCCACACCGCTCGCCCCCGAACTCGCCGCCCTCGTCGAGACCGCCCGCGCCCCCAACACCCGCCGCGCCTACCAGTCCGGCTGGCGCGACTTCGCCGCCTACTGCGAGCAGGCTGTGCAAGCCAATGGCTTGCCTGTCCGCCC